AAATCTGGTTTATTTTGAGAACCACTATCTTTAATAGTTGCATAATAAGCATATATTCCATCTGGAAACTCAGGTGTTTTTGCAAAACGACCATTATTAACATCCAAATCACCAGAATCATCAAATTTATTATCATCTACGAAGAATCCAGCAGGGAAAACTGTAGTAGGAGGTCTATCTTCTACTGCAGAAGCGTCTAATGTATAACCACTGCGTACTCTTGTTGCAAATGAGTTAATATCCTCAGGATCTGAATAAACAAAAGGCCCATAAATTGGATTTCCATCATAAGCCCATCCAATAATTTTAGAAGCAATAGTAATACCTGTACCAACTTCACCAAATGAGTTTCTAAATGTTGCTCCATATCCAGCAACTGTATATTTTAAACTATCGTCATCTCCTACCAATATTACATCATCATCAAATTTTTGTACCATATCTATGGTCAATGGTCTTACAGCAACATCAATAAAACCTGCTTTACCTGCAGAAACTACTTTTATACTAGTTGATGCTGCAGAGTATCCAATACCTGAACTAACAACTTGTACAGATGATATTCTATTATTAACTATAATTGGTCTTAATTTAGCACCAGATCCTGCTCCTGAAGTATCAACTACTTCTAGATCAGGTGTTGAGTAATATTCAACACCACCATAGTTAATATCAACACTATCAAGTATTCCTCCAATAATATTTGCTTTTAATGATGCTTCTCTACCATTCTGTATGCTTATTGTTGGTTTCTTCTCAAAATTAATTATAGTTGAACCATAACCAGTACCAGTTTCATACAAATAAGCATCAACAATACTACCTTTAACAGTTGGAGTAAGTACCATTTCCTCAACAGTTTGGGTGATAGTACCAAACCCAACAGGAGAGTATTTTAACGATACTGAAACATCTGGATATTTAAAGACTTGGAATCCCTTACCTTCAGATTCAAACTTAATAAAGTTATCTCTATTAAAGTTAGTTGGGTCTGTTCCACCAAGACCAGCATTAGCTAATCTAAATGAATCACTATCAACCTTCATAACATAGTAATAATTCGCAGTTGTAGATACTCCTGTAGTTTCTATTAATCCACCAATTGACTCTGTAACTGTTGTACCAACACCTACAGCAGTAGAATACTCAACTATTTCACCATTACCAAATCCATGATTTTCAAATACTACTTTATTATATTGTGTTGATATTCCTGTAGGTTTAACAAATAACTTTCTATTAGTTAATTTTCCACCATCTATAACTTGAATATCAACAACTGATCTTTGATTTGGTAAAGTAGAGAATTTATGTGTACCACTAGTGTTAGAAATCCCTAAACCAATTGGATTTTCCCTATTGATTGCATTTAATGCACTATTGTATAATTTAACAGTTTTATTATCAATTACATCAATAAAGTAAGAAGCATTGTTAACTAGAGTATCTGTTCCAATTCCAATTCCAATTCCTTCATTTCCATTAGATTTGTATATTACTTCTTGACCATTTTGGAATGTATGATTAGTTAAAAATGTAATGGTATCGGCAGCATCATCAACTCCACCAGAATAAATTTTCTGTCTTCCGTCAAATTCAACTTCTCTTGCTTTATTAATAATTACTGGTTCTAAAACTGCAGTACCATTACCACCATTAACGTCAATACTTATAACTTCATTAATATCAAATCCCTGAGGATCAATAAAGACTTTACTAATAGAACCTTCTATTACTGGTTGTATTGCAGCATTTGTACCAACACCAGCACTAACATATACATTTGGTGGATTAAGGACATCATAATCAGTACCAGCAGTAACAACACTCGCAGATTTTAATGGGCCATAATAAACTTTATCCTCAGATTTATAGTTACTAATTTCTACACCATTAATCAATATACCAGTTGTACCTGGTTCTGTCTCTGTTTGACTTGCTCTATTTGAAGATGGTGTTAATGCAAACTTCTTAAGTGACTTTTGAGCTGATATTACTTCTGATCTTTGAGAATTTAATATAAACTTATGATTACCAGCAGTTGATTTTAATGGAATATAGGTAGCACTTTCAATAGATGCTCTAGATCCATACAATCTAATCTTCTTTTTATCAGTAGAAACAACCTCACAGTAATATCTACCAGTTTCTAATCCAACATAATGAGTACCAGATGGTTTATAAAAGATTTCATCACCTGTAAAGAAAGGAACAGGTTCACCAAATACAACAATACTGTATTGATCTAGTGTATTTGGTACTATACTGTCTAAACCAGTAGCTGTTGCAGACTTTACATCAGTGGTTATGACGTTTACAAAGTCAGTAGTAACACCAGATCTTCCAGATGGGAGTGAATTTGATGCAACATATGCTTCATTATTGTCTTTAATGTATAAATTTGATGTATCTGATAATAAATGAGGAAATTCTAGAGGAACTGCGGTACTAACTGCATAATTTGGTCTTCTTCTAATATCAATTGCACCATTTCCAGTGTAACCATCTGCTAATTGGATGGTATTATCATCAATTACTGAAATAATTGTACTTTTTAAAGCTCCATTGGTAAAACTTTCGACAATATTTGATCCAGTTCGGACAATTTCTACTTCATCACCTTTTTTTAGACTAGATCTATCAATTTTTGCTGCTGTGGTGAACTGACTTACAGCAACAAATTTAATTCCTTCAATAAAATACCTACAACTTGTATTATAAATCCATGAATTTGCAAAAATTTGCTTAAATGTTGCGTCTGTTGCTGGATTTTCTATAAAATCACCAACATTTTTAACTGAAATTATCTGACCTTCGTTAATATTAACGTTTTCGGATACTTGTTGGAAGTCTGCTAGAACACCAGTAAGTCTTAATTCCACTGGTTTGGTAACATCTCCATCTTCAAAACCATAATAAGTGTTATTACTTCTTATTTCATCTGCTTTTTTAATAGAAACACCTATTCCAGTACATCCAAAGAACTGGTTAACACTCTTACTTGTATAATCAATAGATGTATTACCAGCAGATATGATAGTTCCAGTTTGACCAAACCCTACAGTTGAGTCAACACTGATTACTGAATCACCAGCACCAACAGTATCAAGACATCTTGTTGCTTGTGTTATATCAAAATTACCTTGAATTGTTGAATCAGAGTCATCAAAACCGATAAAGAGTGATAATTTAAAGTAATTTTGAACAGTTGTTAATGCAACACCAACTCTACTAAAACTTTCAACCTCAGATATTGAAGCACTAGTGTTAACATCTGATGTTTTAAACAGTGTTTGACCTGCTAATTTAGTAACATCACCGCTAAGAGCTTCAGCAATTACAACTTCTCTTCTAACATAGTTTGCTGCAGATGGTTTTAATAGATATTCCTCTAAATTTACAACTTTTGGAGTTTCATTATAAAGTGCATTAAATAAGATTCTGAATGATTCGTCTGTTCCTTTAGCGTTATATAATGATCTTGCTTCTTTTATAAACGTACCAGCATTCAAATTTGGATCAAAATCAACATCTTCTAACCCTGGTGTGAGAGAAAACTTGAGTTTTTTATAAAATTCTTGTAAAAATAGAGTACTTAAGTTTTGTACATAAGATCCTGATAGATGATCTGCAGTACTGGAAGTGGAAAATGTTAATTCTTCTTGATTTAAGTCCTGATGATAACTTGTAATACCACTAAAACCACGTTTAGCACCTGTAAAACTATTAGTTGTTACACCAGTATAAGTTATAATCTCATCATTAATCTTTAATAAACCCCATTCACTAGGAAATCCCTTTGTACTAGAAACAGGAATTGTATCACTACTTGTAGTAATTCCAGTAGAAAGGGTTGTTGACCCAATAACAACATCTGGGGTTAAATTATCTAATTTTAAATATTGATCTAAATTGTCAGAGATGTCAACAGTACCTCCCTGATATTCTTGGGAAATATAATATTGCTTTAAAAATTCTACTGCATTGGGACTTTCACTCAATACATATTCAGGCAGCTGATTTTCAATGATTTGTTGAACCTTTACTTTCGGTTCAAAACCAGTATGTATCATATTATTCTCTTATTAATTTTCCGTTAAGATAACTTGAAGTATAGAAGTCCTTAATAAAGCTAGTTCCAGTAATTTCATCACCTGAACTTATCACATCCCTAACCATATTTATTGTACTTTTTGAAAGACTAAAATTAAGATATAGTTCCTTTAATCCAACTACATCATTGGATTCTGGGATTGCTTGTACTTCTACAACACCAGTATTGTTAAGTGTTGATGTAATATTCACAGTACTAAGAAGAATTTCTCCTTTTATATAATCTACGGTTCCTGCAGAACCAATAACAGTATTTTCAGTTCCATCATCCAATATTTCCACCATAGAAAGAATACCTGTCTTCATATCGGGATTAGGAGTGTCTGTAAGGTAAACAGTTCTAATATTATTAGATATTGTAAACCCAGTGGACTTAATATTCCTTCCTGCTGCGTTTACATGGAATTGATTACCATAACATAGTTCATATTGAGCAAATTGGTTAATTGCTGCCTTCAAATCCCTTCTAATACGCACACGTGTGATATTAGAGGTAATAGCAGTATCAGTACTATCAATTACTTGCTGTATTTTACTATATTTGAATCTTCCACCAAATTTATTCATATCTACAGAATTTGAATATGCAGTTAGTGAATTCATGACCTTTGTTTTAAGTGCATCTGAAGTAGAGACCTTATTTTCGTCAAAATATACTCCAGAATCAATTTCCACATATAGTATCTTAAGATCTTCAATTTTTTGGTTAATACCAGATACAGCGTATTGCTTTAATTGTGATAAAATCCTAGTTTTGTTAAATGCTGATACATATGTACCATTTTTGGGTTTTATGCTAATTGTAACAGTACCAAACTCAGGTGGATCCATTTCTTCACCACCAACAACTGCAACTGACTCCGTATCAGGGTAAATCTTCTTTACTATAGCCTCATAATCTCTAGGTGTAACCGCCCTGTACTGGGAGGAGTAGATTCTAGGTGCATAATACTTAATTGAGTTAATAGACTCGACTTCAGACCCATTTGTGGATGCCTGAATGGTAGCCACACTAGGAGTTGATGTAAGACTGATAGATCCACCTTGTGGATTAACAATTCTTCCCGCAAATGAGAAACTATTACCATTTCCAATGCCATTTCCGTCTTCTCCATCAGTAATAATGTACTGAACAGTGATTATAGAGTCATTTTCTAGTTTTTTACCAATTATTCCATCACCAAACATCAATTCATACCTTTCATCCTGCACTTCTTGTACTAAAAAGATTTCTGAGTTCGAATTTACGTCTAAAATGTTGTCAACTAGAGAATATTCTATTCCAAGTGAACCAGCTGCTTCGCTAGGCCCCGCAACATACACTTTTATAGTCGAAGTATCAATATGTGGGTTGTCTAAAACGAATCTTTGGTCTAATGAACCGTCAACTGTGAAGTTTTTGCTAAGAAATGTGCCCTCTTTGATCAAAATATTCCTAAATGACGCTACAAAAGTGCCTGGAGAGGGTTCTGATATAGGTGCAGAGATGTCTTCGGACGTTGAGAACACATATGACGTGTTATTTGCGTCTCCTACACACACTAAACCTGCTCTTATAGTCGCTGTAGGGGTTAAATTTAGCGAAGTTATGTTTAGACCTACATCAAATGATACTTCTGCTGTGGCTGCCGTCCTAGAACGGGGTACATAACCTATATTTCTTGCTAATGAGACGACATTTTCTCTAACTGTTGCTGAATCTAGGAAAGATTCGTTCACAACCATGTTTGAGTTGAATGCTGTGATATACGTATTATAAGCTAACGTGTCTATAAGGACAGAAAAGTTCGATCCTTCGAAGTCAAAGTCCGTAAAAGTGGTATTAGCACGGAGATATGACTTGATTGATGTTTTTATTTGATCAAAATCAAGATCTGTAAATTTAGTAAAAGGCATGTTATCTTGTTGCCTCTAAGAGGAATGAATATTCTTGTGTTGGAAACTCTTGTCCTATAATATCAAAAATAACGGTAACATCAAAAGCATTATCATCTATATTTGGGTTTACCACTACGTCTACATTTTCTATTCTTGGTTCGAAATTATCTAATGCAATGGCTATCTGCTGTCTTATAGTAGACGCAGTACCGAAATCAACGAATTCAAATAGGTTTCTTCGGACATCTGATCCTAACAGAGTATTAAAGAATCTTTCAGTAGGAATTGTTTGCACTATATTTCTTACTGATCTACGAATTGCATCCGCATTCTTCAATACTTGTAAATCATTTGTTACAGGATGAGGTTTAAAAGACAATGAAATGTCTTTAAATGCTCTAGATATCCTCTTAATCGCCATTAGACAAAGGTTTTTTATTATTTATACTGGTTTTCCCATAAAAAAAGTGCCTCTTTCGAGACACTGCGGTTATTTTCCTTGTCCTCTGTACTTTTTACGAGCCGAGTTACGGGATGTTGCCGAATATTTTGAGTGTTTTCCGCTTCCTTGACGAGTTTTTTTGGGTGTTGCCTCCTTAAGAGCATTAGTACTTGAATAAACTGCCATTATTCCTCCATGTTAATTTTAGTTTTTACTGTATCAGGGTGTGGAGAACCTGTTTTGTAGAATTCAATCGCCAAGTCCTCCATTTGATCGAAGTATTCGTTCTGAGAGAGGTTTGAATATACCTCCTTCCCATCTATGAGAATACTATATGATTCTTGTCTTTTCATGTCCTACACGCACACGTGGATCGCACCAGATTTCGTAACCTGCTTCTATCGCATCAAGACAGAAAGAAACGTCTTCACCGCACATGTCCTGCACCTCGCCACTTTCGAAGACCTGCATCTTAGGTGCGAACCATGGATAAGGCATACCTTCGTTTTCAAATACTCCCTTTTTAATAAGAAGCCATCCGAAACCTGTGTAGTCTACTGTGAAAGGTTTCTTTCTCTTTGAGATACTATCTACTGTTTCATGATTCATGACTCCACCGTTGTTACGGAAATCATCTTCTTCTAACCAGTGAGCAACTGAAGTTGTTTTACCATCTTCTGTAGCATACCAACCTGCTGCTATATCTTTTTCCATTAAGACTAACTGAAAGAACTTCTCAGAATTGAAGACTATATCTGAGTCAATCCATAATTGCCAGTCATATTTTAGTTTTCCATCCCATGGTAATTGCTTAGGCCCACGAAGAACGTTTGCACCCAAACATTTACAACGGGCGAAATTTACCATTGATGAATAATCTTGAGATATCTGTATACTTGCACCAGCCTGAACCAAGTCAAAGCATAGTTGTACGAAACTCTTTAAGTATTGGTATGAGACTCCTCGGCCTGGTAAGCAGAAAACTATTGCCTTTCCCTTCACCAACTGCTTTGCCTTCTCATAGTCCCATTCTTGCACTTGCTTTTGTGCAGTCGGTGCTTTTGTCTTCACCGTGAATCCTTTAGCCATAAAAATTAAATTCCTTCAATTCAATCATATCACATTATATAGTCGTTGTCAATCAATCTGTGTTTTCGGTTATTATCACTTCCTGATCTACCAAGTTCCATTTAAGTTCCGTATCTTCGAACCATCCCATCTCATTAATTATTGCTTCTGGTATTATTACCTTGTACTCCCCAGTTACGTTATCGACTTCTATGGCCGAAAAAATATGTCCGAAATTTTTTTGCATAAATGAAACGACCTTACATGTTTTTATATAGGGGAAAAAATTTTTGTATAAGGGGAAACATTTATCTCGCTTCCGTAACACTTTGTAGGTTAGGTTCCCATTCGGTTTTAATATAAGGGGGGATCGGCCCCCTTACACTGTCTGGCTAACTAATAATCATACTGCTTGACCTGTTCGGCTGTGTCTATCAGATTTGAGATGCCATCCTGTTGGAGCTTGAGTACAACCTGTGAGTTCTTATTGGCTTTGCTTAGGCCTAAAAATGCTTTGATTCCGTTGTTGCTTGTTAGTCTAAGTCTGAGCCCTGTGTCCATTATAGCTCCTGTGATTGATGATCTTAAGATGACCTTTCGGCTGCTCTGCCCTTTCCAATCTCTTTGAAATTCAGCAGTCCAGCCCTTCTTAAGTAATTGAACTGTCTTAAGGTGTTCTTCTTTGACTATATGCACCTGCTTGGCCTCTGTGTCGTTTATGACCATGACCATGCCATGATTATCCTCTAACATGACCTGCTTGAGCCATGTGGTTAGGTCTTCAGATCTAATGGAGCTCAGTTGGTTGTTGCAATGGCTGGCGAAGTACTGACGGAAGTTTTCAACTTGTTTTTCTGCTTCGGGTGTGTCTCTGTATAACTTAGTCAATAGTATGAAATCTTCAAACTCTTTGGTGTCTACTAGGCCATCAATCTTAGAAGTGTTAACCCAGTCAAAAGACCCATTCTTTAGCCCCTTCTTATGCTTGATTGAAATATTAACGTCTCCAGCCTTTGCGTCTGCTTTGCTCTTTGTTCCCCCGAAGTGCTTAACCTCTTCAGCGAATAGGCCAGTCTCATTTAAAAAGTCTATTGTATTAAGTTCGTTTTTAATACCTGATGTGTGGACTGAGCCGTCTGTTTTGAACATTGAGTTTACTCCGTGTTTGTTATGTACTTATTATAATGGTTTTTTGACTATTATGCTTGGTTTTGGGCCAGTTGTTTTATTGGCACGTCTGTAGTCAATTTCAGTTGCTATGGCCATTCCTACTGTGTACAATGAATAACAGCCGCCAATCAAAATGAAAAGTTCAATTCCTGTCATGTTTAGTTCTCCTTTAGGTGACGTTTTAGTTTTTCTGCTTTAAGCAGTGCTTCGTAGACTTTCGGGTCAAGTGGTTTCATCTGATCTCCTGGATTAGTTCGGTCATTTCGGTTAGGTCTGCTTCCTGCCAGATTGCTCCATCAGGTGTTTTTCCTTCGCCATTCTCAGGAAGAACCCAAAGTAAAAACTCACCGAATGTTTCTACCTCTTTGGCAATCCCGTAAAAACCCATGTCATTATTAATCCATAATGCACAGTTCCAAGTTGTCCAATTTGACCATCCGTTATATTTGCCTGTGCCTATGTCTGAAAGATTGAATGTTGTTTGTACCATGTGTGGAACTCCTTTTGTTTATACTATTATTATAACGGATAAAACCGCAGCGTAGTGATCAAGTAGACAGTTTTTTAACTGGCACACTTCCACTTGATTTTGCCTTCTGAGTTTGCTATATCAAAACAGACTTCACAAAGACAATCAGCCAACGGGAAAGAATCCCGCCAGCTGTAATCCTCTTCTATGGGTGCGTCCCAGTAGTAATAGAGGTCGGGCTGGTGTGCGTCTCTGTCTATGTCTTGATATGTTTCTAACATATCATCATAATGCGAATCGTCAAAATTTCCGCAAACGTCACAGCATGCCATTATCCCATCTCCAGGAATTTGTTCATTGCCATTTCCCCTGCGATTTTCTCAGCATCTGCAAAGAATGGGGAATCCTCTTTGATTCCGATTTCTGCGAGTGCCTCTTCAAAGAGGGTTTCTAAAATTGAGTCGTTTACTGGGTGAGACATTATGCGTACCTCCCTGCAGGGTGTGGGTTTGATGGTGTGCAACCGAATGAAGCAAAAAATGCGTTCACTTGGTTTAGGTCTAAGTCAGGATCGTCAAAATCAACTCCCCCTGCGTGGTCTACTCCCCACTCTGCAACCTCATCAATGAAAGTTGCGAAGTCTTCGCAAAGGTAAGCAATGTCGAAAAATGACTCTTTCTCTTTGATTCTGTTTATTAATCTTTCTGTTTTTGTTTGGATCATGAATGAAACTCCTTTTGTGTATATGTTTATTATAAGGGATAGAATCCCCTGATGGGGATTCAGTGTGCCAGTTTAATCTTTGTCTGTGTACTCACCTTCGACAACTCTGTTACCATTAAGAGCATACCAGACTAACTGAGCATGACCGAATTGCTGTGCCATATCATAGCAAAGGTCGAATCCGAAATCATTTGTGACTTCTTCTTTGATTGATGTATTTGGAACTTCTACGAATTTTTGAATGAACATAATTTTTAAATTTGTTTTGAACTTATATTAGTATTATACACACAAAAGGGGTCACTTTGCAACCACTTGTGTGCCACTAATCCAACTGGGCTCTGGGCCTAATATTCTGCGATCTCTTTCATGTAGGCCCACACCTCTGCGAATGTTAGATAGCCAATTACATCTGACCAGATGCCACT